TATTTTTTGCATCATAGCATTCTTATAAGACCTACAGTATCAATACTCGTTAAAAGCAAGTAGTTAGCCAACATGCCAAACGATTTCCTAGTATAACTAGCCCAAGCATACAAACCACAACCAAGGATCCAAATAGGATACATAGCAAGTAAAGGCGGATTCGGAACGGTGAGTGCCATAGTGATCGCACACCCAACGGAGATAGCCCAAGCCAAGATCTCAACCATAAAACGAATTTTGTGCGATTTCCAATCATCTTCAATCCACCTAAAAGTATTTAAAAATATATCATTCATAAGTCAATCCTAACACCTGCATTAATTTGCGTTTCACACGAAGGTTGGGTTGACGATACCTATCTGCTGGAGTAAACCCCATCATGGTAGCAACTTCAACAACTGCACCACTACGGCATATGCCGGCATGGCAATGAACTACGACGTTCATACGATTATCTATAGCGCGTTGCAATAGACCAATTATATCTCTAGCTTGATCATCACTGATCTTGCACTCATCTTCAAATCCATCATCATCTTCAGCATCAAGGAATTCAAACTCATAGACTTCTTTGAAGTTATGTTTGATTCTACCAAACTCTGTCGCAGGATCTTGAATGCGAATCAGCATTGAGTTCTCACCGGCATCGTAATGATGACCGTGAAACACATCGCTTTTACTAGCATTTTCAATAAACCGAATCACAATAATCCCATTGTTTCATACACTAATTCAGTGGCTTGACTAGTCTTACCACCAATGTTCCACTCTGCTTTATGGAAAGGTGTTTCACCATACTTCCAATCGTAGATAGTAGCTACTGTACCATCTTCAAATTCAAGAGCCCATTCACATGTGATTTTATCACCATCACCATGTGGACCAAAATCTGGTAGACCAAACTTTTCTACCAATTCATCATATGTAGTTACAATCTTACCTTTGTAAGATGTACCATTAGCACATGCATCTTTTGTAAAATTCATTATTGTGCCTTCAATTGAAACTGTTTAAGAAATTGATTTGCTTGTGTAACGTCTTTTGCATCTTGATCAAGCGATTCAATCACAATCATTCGTTGAAGCAAGTCAGCTTCATTTTGTAATTCTTTATCAAGAGAGTAATACCATTCAAAATAATCCTCTTGACTATCTAGGTCCCACATAATGTTCAGCATACGCTTTTGACGTTTTGTAATTCCGCTGATTGTGATCATGCTGCTTCCTTAATGTTAGACCATTTTGCAAGTTTTGCTCTTTTAGCAAACTTTGCTTCTGCTACGATTCCTCTACTGATGATATTGTGTTCCATCATCATTTCAATCATACACAATAAATCACCAACTTCTTCTTCAAGGTGTTCTTTGTTTGTTACACCATTGTGCATACTATCAATACCAAATCTAAACACCTTGCTAATTGCTTGTGTTACCTCAGCACATTCTTCTTGTGCTATCAACAGAATTTCTCTGTTTTGTTCATTCATCATATAGTTTCCTTTTTCATTTTATAGTAATATTATACCATAAAAACGAGCAATTGTACACCGTTATTTTAATAGTTGACTAAATTAGTCGGGTATTATCCACGGCGCATTCGGGCCATTTCAGAGGCCTCTTCAGTGCTGAATACGGGTACAGCATTTGATTTGTGAAGTGTACCAATACCAATCATTGCAGTTCCAGTATAAACTGGAATATCTTTTTTAGCAGTATCGTGGTAACCACTATTCAAACTTGGATAATGCGGAGTTTCTCGTGGAATCTTTAATGAATATGAATCTTTTAATTCTTGTTTAGATACCATTACTATTTTCTTTTTAGGTTCATATTTAGATAATAGTTTCTCCCATGAATCTTTTAATTCACGAGCTTTTGAATCCATTTTCTTTTTCTTTTTAGAGCGTTGATTTGTGTATATAATAGCCATATTATATTAACTCAGTTCCATTTAAAAAGCGTTCAAAGGTTTTAATATTATCTTCAGATCCTTCAACTTTAATATCTAAAAGATAATGGTCTTCAACTTTAAAAGATATCATTTTTAATTCTAACTGTTTTAAATCATCTTTAATTTCAGTAAAATACTCATATAATAATCCATTAAACTCTTTAATCATTTGATCCTTTTTGGCTGTTGAAGTTCTATTATACCACAGTTCTTGCCCGTTGTACAGGGCTAGTCATAATAGTTGACTAAATTAGTCGGGTATTACATGCGAACACAGGAACCGAAGTTCCTGTGCCGAGATATTGATCACCTGCCTTTAGTGGTAGTTAAACTCTTGTTCTGTAACCTTTTCGATGTACGAATCGATATGTGCTTTTTTCATTAGAAGCTGACTAGCTTTGTCGCTTCTTCCCTCCTTCTTCATTCGCGCTATAAAATGTTCGAGCTCTCTTGAATCTTTTTTTAATTTTTCTAATTGGAAAGGAACCATGCGTTCTCCTAAAAAGTTGTACATAAGTAAGTTACATGATGTAGAGTGTTACTATAGGCTTCTCCTTAAAGCGAAAAAAGCCCGATCATTTAAGACCGAGCTTTTGGTATGATATATGGATTGTTCCATACTCTTATTTATTTAAAAATCAATCCTGGGAATGCTTCTGAGACTAATTTTTTAGTCAATCCTTTGTAAAGACTTTCAAGTTCTTTGTCTTTCATAGCGCAAATAACTTCTGCTTCTTTACTTTCAATTCTATATAGAATATCAATAAACATACGTTCACGTCTAAGAGCATTAACCTGTTCACCAGGACCACCTTTGACGAAGTAACGAAACTTTTTAGTCTCACGTACTAAGTGAGTCTTATCATACTTCTTCTTTTCTTGTTCATCAATAGGTGGGTTACCCTTAGGAAGAATGAACTCAACTGTATCGTCAAATGCACCTTTAAGAACGTCTCTTAATTCTAATGAGTTGTTCTTGCGAAGAATGTCAATTTTTTCTTTGCGTGTTTCAGCCTTTGCTACAAGAGCTAATACTTCAGAGACTAAAATTCTTTTGGCCATATATTAAAATTCGCTAACAGATTCAACTAATAGTTTACAACGCTTCTTAATCAAATAATCTAAGATACGTGCACGAGGAGGAAGCACTTGTGATTCATAGTTATTTATAATGTTATCTTTGATGTCCTGTGGGATTAATGCTAGGTCAATGAGTTGTTGATTACGTTGAAAGTTACGATATGTTGTATCATCCATTACAGACTTAAGATCTTCAGCCTTTGCTAACCAAGCATCGATCTTTTTCTGTGTGATTGGACTTTGGCGTACACCATCAACAATGGCGTTATCATCAGACAGAATGTTAGGAATGCCATCACCTTTATCGCCACGAATGATATGCTCAAACAAGTATAACTTAGCGTTAGAGTTTGCAATGACTTTTTTCTGTATGGGAGAAAACTGTTTGACATTCTTATATTTCTGTAGTTGAATAAAATCACCATCAGAAGATACAATCATTACAGGTTCAGATTTGCCGAACTCCTGTGTTTGCTCTACTAATGTACCTATTACATCATCAGCTTCAACACCTGGAATATGTACAAACTTGTACGGGAAGTTTGCTTGGATTTCTTCACGAATTTGATTTAGGTATGTGAAGAATAAATCCCAGTCCATTGTTGATTCAGCACGAGCTTTCTTACGATGAGCTTTGTACTGTGGGAATACACGCTTACGCCATGAATTAGATCCATCGCAAGCAATTACCATTTGGCCATACTCATCTCTGTACTTCTTATTGTACATACGAATCGAGTTAAGAATCATATGACGTAAGAATTGTTCAGAGAGTTCAGCACCAGGCTGTGCCATGAAAGAAGCTATAGAGATTTGTGAGAAGTCAATTATTATCATTATGTTGTTTTTCCGCAGCTTCTTTTAAGTTGGCTGACATGATTTTGAGTGAGTCATGCATGAAGTGTTTAACACCGAGCTTCCTGCATAACGCCGCATTAAGAATATTGACGACAACACCAAGATCATCGAAGAGCTCAGGATCTCGAGGATCAAAACCAAACTCGTGGAGTGTGGCAGAAACTTGAGTGATGAGAGCTTGACTGAATTCTTTGGCATAGTCTTCATTACTATATTCTTTCTTAGAAGGGAATTGTATTACCGTACCCATCTATTATATCACAGTCTTAGCCTGTTGTAAACCTTTAATATGCGAGCGATGAACTTTAACCATGATCCACTCGTTATAATAAGATTCACCTATCAATACGTTGCGAGTGAATTGCTCATGTGCTTCTAAATAGTTACACTCGCCTTTAGTCTTACAAAGATGTAGTATTTCACGAGTGTAGTTTTCTTCACCATGAATCTTTACATCTTCAATAAGAACTTTATTAGATCCAAAGTAGGTCTTCCAATCAGACTCAACTTTAAATCGTTTCTTTTTACCTTTAAGTGTTTTAGTCTTACTCGACCAAAAGAACTTCTTACCAATATATTGTTTACTACTTGTATTGCAAGTTATTAGATAAACGAATCCATAGATCTCTTTATGAGTATTCTCACCAAGTTCAAATTCTTTACCATTCATCATCCATGCTGTTGTCATGAGGATATTCCATTTCGTCTAGTTCCTCTTCTATATATGTGTTTCCACAGAAGGGACAATAGATTGGATGCTCACCAACATCATCATAACTATATTCTATTGTAGCTTCACAACTACAACCTTTACATTCGTAACTTTTCTTTGTCATAGACTTTGTTCTTGTAATTGTATCCATGTCTGGAGTTTATCAAATCCACCAATGTGTAATTCACCTTGAAAGATTTGTGGTACTGAGCGTAATCCTTTTTCAACTAAGTAATCACGTCCAGCTGCGTTCATATCAATATTAATTTCTGTAAACTTAATACCTTTTGATTCTAAAAGACTTTTTGCATTTGCACAATATGGGCATACAGTTCTTGAGTAAATAATCATCATCATAATGATAATCCTTTCATAGTCTCCGCTGATACGTCTTGCTTAACACCACCAGTAATGTATGAACTAATCTCTGTTTCTTGTGGTGCAACTTGTACATTACCTCCAGCAATCCACTTCTCTGTCCAAGGTAATGGATTAGATTGTGATACACTATATGGGCAATGGTATGATAATGTTCTCATTCTACGGCAACCAATCCATTCAACATAATCAGCTAATAGTTTCTCATTCAAACCAATCATTGAGCCATCTTTAAACAAATACTTAGACCATTCTTTTTCTTGTTCAATAGCTGCAACAAACATTGCACTAACATCTGTTTCTGTTTCTTGTCTAATCTTTGCAAAGTCAGGATCATCTTTAATAAGATTCTTAATGATTGAAGTGCTTGCTGCAAGGTGAGTATTCTCATCTCTAGCAATAAGCTTAATGATCTTAGCGTTACCTTCCATTTTCTTTAGTTCAGCAAAAGCCCATGAACATGCAAATGAAACGTAGAAGCGAATACCTTCAAGGATGTATACACTCATTAGACTCATGAATAGTTTCTTCTTTAATTCATATAGATTTATGTTAACAAACTTGTCTTCTTGAGTAACTTTGTTAGTGATTCTATAACGACCTTCACCTAGTAATTCATAATAGCGTGAAGCTTCGATGAACTCATCGTAATAGATTGAAATATCATGAGCGCAATCTAAAATTGGTTTGATAGTTTTAATGGTATCAAACACAATCGATGGATTGGGATAAATGTTACG